CTTGTTTCTCCATCAGCACCACTCGCATCCGAGTATCCTGCCGTATAACCTGAGAACATATAGTCTCCCGTGTATCCCGCCCAAGAATCTGTGTCTGCTCCCGTTACAGTAAAACTGAGGTAACGACTTCTATTAATGTCGGCTATATCATCTATTCCTTCTATGGTGTCTCTCCCAGTAGGATTATAAATAGTTAAAGACCCACCCATGTCATCCGCCACAAAAGAGTTAGATAACCTAATAGTTTCATTAGGTATATCTACTGCGAGGATTTTACCAAAGTTAGCTTTATTTGTTTTTAGTTCGTCTTCAACTACAACCAAATCTCCAGGTTGACAAAGAAGGCTTTCGAGACCAGCAGTGAATGCTACTGTTTGGTTCTCATCAATGGAGGAAAAAATTTGATGCTGACCCGCTCTTCTAGCCATTGCCCTAGAAGTAATTCCTATTCCTTCTATTTTTTTCTTAAAAACTCCCCTTTGTTTTATATCTTCCTCGTCCTCTATAATTTCTATCTTAGGGGCAAAATTATCAAACCTATCTTTAAATCCAACCTCTATAGTATTATACTGTTCGTCTCTTCGGTTGTTAGAATAGAAGAAGAGACCGTCTTTGACTGACTCATTAGTAAAAAGATTGACTGGTCCTCTAGGTCTATCATCTACAAAATTTATTTCAGAATTTCCAAAGAACACTCTTCCCCTAAATAGTCCCGCGATAGTATTGATAGCGTCATAAATTTTTTGGCCTTTATCAAAAACAACATTACAAGAAAACCTTGGCTCTCTCCCCCCACGACCATCAGTAACTCCTTCAAAATAGCCATCTTGATCTACCGAATCACAAAATCTTCCTATTTTATAGAGTTGCCATTTATTTATACTATTTACGTCGATATGACTCCCCATTCCATATCTTTGGTTAGTAAGAAGATCATATAAAATCCACGCAGGATTATCAGTCCATTGCAATTCTGTATTAAAATCTCCATCCCAATCACCCTCATAAACAAGGAGGCTTTCAGGATTGTTGGATTTTACTTGGTTGTATGCTCCCACGTTATGCCAATATCTTTTATCTTGTCCGTCTACTGTGGGAAAATAATTATTAGGAACTTTTACTTTTTTTAATTTACAGTCAAAACTGCGCTTAGGAATAGCTCCAAAAGCCCTAGAGTCTAGCTTAGTTCCAATAATCGCAGAAAAAGGATACGGCAAATCAACTGGAATAATTTCCGTTACTTTCTGTAGAGCTACAGCCTTACTTAATAAAACAGAATTAGTCTCAAAAGACAATTTAGTTACTTGGATATAACGTTCTTGCACACTATCCTGTTCAATAGTTCCCGCTTCAATTCCAGCTTCTCCATCTGCACTTAATATTTCATTGTGAGAGATGTTTACAGGGGGAAGTTTAAATGCTTCATTTAGTTTATTTTGTCTTGAATCCAAACGAACAATAAATTCTTTATCTGATGGAACTTTTTTGTAATCAGGATTACCTATATCAACTAAAGTATCCCCTTCTACCAGAGCAACGATTCTATAATTGTAAGGTTTACCAAAGGGAATCTTACTACCCCGAGAGCCATCTACATTTTCCCCAAAAGTTCCTACTTCTACCTGTATGTTCAAAACAGTAGGAAAGGTTGTCCCTACTTTAAAATCGTTGCTGCTATTGCCCCCAACATTATCGACTTCAGTAACTAAGGTGTCGCGCAAATTAGAGATGTTTAAAGTGATAAATGCTTCTGTTACATTCGGATTGTAAATTGTATGGGTAACGGGAATAGCTTGTTCATCCCACCTAACTAGAGAATTATTCGCCCAAGCAGAATAATCCCTTGTGCTTCCTCCTGCATCTACTCTTTCATCATCGCTTCCCTCATTAATTGGAAGTTTATCATTTCCTAAATCTAAATTATAGTTGTCTGCTTCTAAACCCAAAACACTACTTCTTCTTAGCATGTCTGTGTTAGCATTTATTCTTTGGGGGTAAATCTTAGCTTTAGAAGAAAACGGTCCAAATAATTGAGCCGCGTAAACATGGTCTATAAATACTTGTTTAAAATATTTAAAAGGAATTTGATCTTCTTTCCCTTTTCTAACCTCTGCTAAAACGTTGCTATAATTAAATTTTAAACTACTTATTTCAAACTCATTAGTAGGTGTGTTTTCTACTATTTCCTTAGTGTAACGTAAACTTTGTATATCTTTAATCGCGTCTTTAGTAATCTTCTTTATCGCAACAGTATAACTTCGTGCAAACTCTCCGTCACTACACCTCTGACTGGTTCTTTTCCATATAGGTTCGAACTGCAACACGATAAAGCCGTGCATTTTTCCTGTCATTATCCCACTCGCATCAACTTCAGGACAAGTAACATCAGCAATTCTTATGCTTGCATTATTAATTACTCTTTCTAATCCCCACCCATTGTTTTGTCCATACAGGTAAGTTTTCATATTGGCTAACTGCCCATCTTCTACAACGGTTTTTCCAATTAAATTAGAATTAGTTTCTTCGACCTTGATAATAACATGACATTTTCTGCTATTGCTTTTTTCTAACCAGTTGTGTAGTAACCCATTTCCTGCTGCACCAGTTCCAGGATTCATTTGAGAACCGTTCCAATTAAGGGAGGTTAAAGCTTTTGCAGCTAATGCTTTTTGAATTGGGTTAGCATCGGGTTCTAAGTTTCCATTATTATTATTCCATAAATCCATTATTTCTTGGATTTCAGATCTAACCATAGCTTCTGAATTATCAGAACTTTTCTTGAATAACTGCAAGTCAAAGAAACCTCCCCCCGAACGATGTCCGAAACCAAAAAAGAACTTAGAGCTTCCTACGCTAGTCTGGTCTGTCCAAAAAAGTTTTTGAAGCATGCCTTTAGCCTTGTGGCTATTCCTATAAACAGCATCATCTTGACTGTTTCCTGTATCGGTGCGCCGATTTGCATTTAAATACCAATAAAACCTTTGATCGGTTCCTCCATAATATTTAATGTAAGCTCTAATATATGTAGAATAATCAGTTCTTGTCTTAGGGTTAAAACTACGGCAACGATTGTTCCTTCTCCAGCGTATCATCCACATACTAACATTGGGCTGATATTTATACTCTCCATTAATATATGGACCTCTAGTGCCGTCTTTTTTCAAGAGGGTCATGAAACCATCTCTACTCCGCTGTTTTTGTTGATTTAGTGCTTGGAAAAATCTCCTACAACTTTTAACGCCTGTTCCACTTCCACTTTCTAATTCTGAAGGACTGATATTTGCAGTTTCTTCTTGAACTGCGGAAACCGCAGTGTCGCGGGGGTCTTCAGAGGAAGAAACCGCAACAGGAGTATCATCTAGGTAAATTCCTTGAAGAATCCCCTCTCCATCCATGATTTTTCCGAAACGATTACACAGACCTTCAATTGGGCCATCACTTACTAAGTCGAGAGTCTCGGAGTAACTAAAAGAAGCTCCATATTGCAACTCTCCCATTACAGGAGGCTTGAAAATGGGGGGTTTTGGTTTATCTCCCCCTTTTTTAGCTCCCGCAATACTAATCTTTTTTAAGACATGGCTCATTGGTCAGTTACCTTGTTAGTTCTTAAAGCTGCGAGTGTGTTAGTTTGCTCTCCGTCTGGGCGCAAGGCATCTCTGGTTTTTTGACTTTGAGGGAAAGATTTGATTGTAGCTTGCACTACCTGAGAACCTACTTTCAAACGGCCATAACCAATGGGAAGGGGCGCTCCTTGACTCGCAGTGTTAACTGTATTACTAAAAATTAAAGATTCCTTTGAAGCGTCAGCGGTAATTTCCATTTGTTCGACCTCAGGCTTTGGACTTAATGCGTAAGAAATAGCCGCGAACAATACAGCTTTGGCAAGCGCTGCTAAAAATGTTCCACTTCCTAAAAAACCAATAATAGCGGAACCTACAGCTATAATTCCACTTCCTGCAACGGCTGGGACAAGATCAATAGTTGTGGGGTTATGTCGATTTTGTAATTCTTCTGTATGATTAACTCTTTTTTTATCAATTATTATTTCATACAAGCACCCCTCTTTCTGTAAGTTAACAATTCTAGCAATAAAGCCTTCATTATTAGCATCCAAAGCATGTAATACATCTTTCGAGTTGCCTACATTAAGAGGAAAGGTATGGCCGAACTCTCTAGCTAAAATTCCATGTAATCTAACGTGTGTCATACTATTTCCTTAATCCTTTCCAGTATATTTACATTCGATTCTGTTGTTTTGGGCGTATAAATATTTATTTTTTTAGTATTTAAACTATATATTAAAAACGGTTGGCAACAGTTATCTGCCATCTTCACATCAAATTCAGATTCAGATTCATCTCCCACAACATGGCTATGAAAGATACCCACCATTTCATATTCATCTTTAAACAATAAATAATTAAGAGGGTTAATTAAAAAATAAGAGGCTGGGTCAGGGGAAATATTCTCCTCATGTTGAATTACATATTCCTTTAACTCAGGCGCATAGCCCACAAAACCACAAATTTCTCTCTTGAAATTTTTATGAGAAATATCCTTAATATAATTAACGGCCTCTCTAATATCTTTAGTATTTAGTATTTCTGCCATAACTGAATCCATCTGTTCCTGGAAATCCTCCGAATCTAGGTTTTGTTGGTGTGGGGTTAGGCACTTTAACAATCGCCCCCTCTGAGTAAGTTTCTTGCACCCCTGTGAATTGCCCACTGCCAGTTAAATGAAAACCTCCCGTGTGAATATCCGTCATTCCTATGGTAGTAGTAGTAGGAATAAAACCTGTTGTTCCGTCCCACCAAGACACCAAACTATTGTGTCCATAAAGCAATGGTTCTGTTCCATCCTCTAAACCGTCTCCCGTTCCTCCTGTTAAAGTGCTTTGCATTCCTGTGCAATCCTCATATAAACGAGGAATAAAACTTAAATTTTCCACTACGTCAACAGGTCTAATAACTTGCTTTCGTAAGTAATTTCTTTCTTGATCTCCTAATGCCCTATTCCAAAGCGCCCACGTTCCCAATTGTCCATTCATAGAAGAAGTGTGCATAGCTTCACTGTTTTCATAGCCATTAGTTGTGTTTGCATACTCAACAGCACCAAGCATAAACGTATCAGGTAAAGCTGGTTTATTGAATTCATCCCAAGTCATACCCGTTCTTTCGTTATAACTGGCAAAATTCCCCAGATTATTATCTAATCGTCCCGCATCTGAACCTTGCATATGATATAAATTTTCACCATCAACATAAATATTTAAAAGAGTATCTTCCTCTCTTCCCTCACCATTAATGAAAGTGGCTGTGCCTGTTTGATGAGTAATAATATAACAATGCCATTCAGCAATGTTCCCTTGATCTAATTTTTCTGTTTTATGTAAATTTGAAACACGAAAAGCAGAACTGGATGAGCTAGTTTTGTTTATAACATACCCCATGTGATTAGCTGTCACTCTGTCAGTTGTATAACCTACGCTATTATTACCCCTGTCAGTTGTAGCCACTCCTACATTTAAATATTTACAATTAGGCCATCTTCCATCGTCTTTTTGAGTAGTGCTGAAAATTCCCGCTCCTTTAGGAGAGTTTTCATTAATATTAACCCAACCCATTAAGGTCCATTCTCCAGTTGGACTCATCACTCCCGTAACTTCTTCAATGGTAGTATGAAATAGTCCTGTGAAATTAGGAACTCGACTGCTTTCGGGACTGTCTGCTCCTGAAATTTGTATAGTATCAAAAGTTTTAGTAACTGTATCGCCCTCTACAAAAATTAAATCGTTACTGTTATTAAATCGTTTTTTACAAGAATTTAATTTTTTACAACAACCGTCTTTTGCCCAATAACTTGGATTACCTTCGGGGCTTTGCCCTAAATTATCGTCTTTGACAGAGACATATACTGTCTTAAGGGGAACCCCACTCTCGTTGACATCGCCGCCCATCGGTGGAACTATAATACTTGGGCTTTCAATCCAAACGACACCGCTTTTTTGATAATTAACATTAGCATTCCACTTGGCTGAAGGATCAGCGATAAAATCGACAGGGGAATTTTCGGGGGGATTGTATGTAGGGACTACTCCATTTCCATCTGCATCTAAAAAAGGAGAGGCATCATCTTTTTCAACCGCCATTCCCTGATATCTGCATCCTTCGCCTCTATATTGCCAATAACAGAATTTTGCTACTACACCCCGATTATTAACACTAAAATTTTCCAAATCTAAAGGAGAATTCAATTCAAACTCCACAAATATCTTAGATTCTTGAGTTTTTCTCCCCATTATCCATGTTTCATCAGCCAGTTCAGCCTTTGGATCAGCAACCCCAAAAGGGTTTCCTCCGTCAAAATTAACATCATCTAAAAATTTAACTTGGGCTTTTTTTCTTACTATTTTAGCGTTGATTAAATCTTTATAATTTTGAAGAAAGTTGGTAATAATATTGTTTTTATTAGCTACTCTAATTTTTGGTCGAGGCAATTTACCATCGCCCAAAATGTCGAAACCTTCACTTTCAATAGCTAAAGGAAGATACTGCACTCCTTGCCATACTATAGATTCACTGAAAATACTTCCCCCATGAAACCCTAAAAATAATGACGGCTTATTAATCCTATCAGGAAAAATTCTAAACAACTCTAAGACAGCGGTGGGCTGTAGATCCAATAAGCTACTCGCTACTTTGTTTTTTCCTTCTTCCGCCATAATTTAATTTACACTTTTATTATTCTATAATATAATAAAGATGTGAAAATTACACAGCTAACGAAAGAAGATCCTCGGATTTGGCCTTATTTTTGGAAATTCTTTATCAATTCACAGCCCTATGATTTAAGTAGCTTTCGTTCTCCCCATTTAAAAAGAAAAAAAATAGAAGAACTGTTCTCTTTTTATACTAGAGAGTGCCATATTTATGAGGCTCAAAAAAATTCCAAAACAATTTTAATTACTTTTTTATCTGATTATCCGAACTTTTTAGAAGTTACTTTTTTGTTTGGGCTAAGCGAAAACGCAAGAAGCCCAGTAATAATTGAGGCTCTTCATAAAATTTTAAAAATTGCTTGCAAAAAATATAAAAAATCCTATGCAAAAAGCGACATCAGAAGAAAGCATAAGCTAAAATCTTTTAAGAAATGGATTGAAAGATACGATAAAACAGCTATTATCTTTAACGACGGTAAAAATAGTATTCTCTGGTGTAATAAAAATATTATGTCTGCAAAATTTAAAGTTGTAGGAACTAACAGCGCAACAAAACACTTAATGGGACAAGAAGCGTCTCTAGGCATTACGAGAAAAAACCCTCACTCTTTGATTAAAGAACTGTTATTCAAAGATGGAATATATCTTTTAGATGAAAAAACTGTTGACTTTCTTCCTGACCGTGTTTTAATTCACGGATTCCTTTCAGATAATAAAGAAAATGTTGGCAAAGTCGCCCTTGAATTCATACCACAAAATGAAAAGTAAACCAACTCTTTACAGAGTATATAACCGCAAAGGAGAATATCATCACGCTTACAGTGCGACCTTAGAGGGGTCACTAGCTTGGGCTATTGATTGTGCAAAAACAGTGCATGGTTCAGTTAAGGAAATCTCAGAAGACGGAACCGAGAAAGAAGTTTTTAGTTGTTTAAAAGAAATCAAATGTTCACCTTAATTAAATCTGTTTTAAAATCAGTAGAGCTTTTCTTAAAATTAAAAAATAAAAAAT